TACCGAGGCTGATGGCTGGATCGCTACTGCCCGCGCGTATATTGAGGAAATGAACAACCTCGCAATAATCACGCAGACATGGCGGCTTGCGTTGGATCGTTGGCCGTCTGGTCGTGAAAAGTGGTGGGACGGTGTGCGGCAAGGGTCACGGTCTGAGCTATACGGGCCGCAGTCCTATTCTGATGTGCCGTTGCCACGGTATCCGCTGCAATCAATCACGAGCGTCACGACGTTTGACACAGGCGACAATGCAACGGCTGTCACGGTTGCTGACGTGTTTAACGTAGACACGTATCGCACGCCTGGACGGATTGCCTTGCGGTTTGGGCAAACGTGGCCGATTGCGCTGCGTGATGCAAACGCGATTGTGATTGACTATGTGTGTGGTTACGGAAGCGCGGCCGGTGACGTGCCTGCCCCGATCAAGCAGGCAATTCTGTTAATGGCTGCCAGCCTGTACGAAAACCGAGGCGATGGGTGTTCTACTGTTGACGCCTATGCAATGAGTGGCGCGCGCGGCATGGTCGACATCTACACGGCAAAGGCTGTCTGATGAAGTGCTGCAACATGAAATCGGGAATGCTGAAGGAGTCCGTCGCATTCCAACGCCTGACACGCACAAGCGACGGGGCTGGCGGTTTTACTGAGGCATGGGCGGAGATCACAGGCACACCCACACGAGCGCACGTCAAGGCCATGTCAGGCGGCGAACGGTGGCAGTCACAACGAACAGAAGCCACGTCAACACACAAGATCGTTGTACGGTATAACGAGAGCCTGACGACGGTTGATCGGGCTGTCATTCGCGGGTTGGCCTACAACATCCGGTTTATTGACAACATGGAATTTGCCGACAGGTGGTTGTATATTACTGCAGAGGTCGGGGTAGCAGTGTGACCACGATCATTCTACAGGGCGCGCCGGAATTACAGGCGGCGTTGCGCAATGCGTCCAAGGACATGAAGGCGGCAGTTGCGAAAGCAGTGACAGCGACCGGAATTGAGTTGCGAGGCGATGTTGTTAAGCGCATCCAGCAGGGACCAGCCACGGGCCGCACGTATCAGCGGCGCGGCGTCACTCACACAGCATCCGCACCAGGTCAGGCACCAGCGACGGACACAGGCCGCCTTGCCAACAGCATTACGTTTGAGCAGGTTGGCCCCGTATCTGTTACGGTCGGCAGCGCGTTGATCTATGCCGCCTATCTTGAATATGGGACGACACGCATGGCGCCGCGCCCCGTCTGGCGGCCCGCTGTTGAGGCCATGGCCCCTAAGTTCCGCAGGCGTCTTTTGCGCGCGCTGGATATGTCGCTTGATTAACACCCTTTGCAAGTTTGCATAAACGTGCTAAGACTTTGCAAATAACAGAACGTCGTGAGACAGTTCATATCCCTTAGACGGAAAGCCAAATGGATAGTGCGGCCCTTCATCAAGCAATCTACACGCGGCTTGCTGGCTTTACTGCGCTTACATCCAAGGTTGTCGGCATTTATTCGCGCGTGCCAGATCCGGTCAACGCTGGCGACAATGCTGCATTCCCTTACGTCGTATTTAATCAAGCCAGCCTTGCTCCGTTTGACACCAAGTCAAGCGACGGCGCGTCTGCGTTGGTTGACGTTCACGCTTTCACACGCACGCAATCCGCCCTTGTGCGGCTGGCGGTTGCTGATGAAATCTACAACGCCCTGCACAAGTTTGATCTTGTCATAGCGGGCGCAAATACTATTGCAGTCGGGTTTGAGAATAAGGTTGAATTTGACGATCCAGACGGCAAAACGATCCACACAGCGATGACGTTTCGTGTGGTTTATGATGACTTTTAACCAGGAGTAAGACCAATGGCAGCAACAGCAGGCCGACTTTTAACTATCCGTTATGACTCAGGCGCAGGCATGGCAATCATTGCGGGCGCACGCACCGACAGTTTCACAATCTCCAACGAGCCAATCAACATCACCGACAAGGCTGATGTGGGTGTGCAGACGCTGCTTGATGATATCGGCACGCAATCCCTGTCAATGTCGATTGAGGGCGTTGTTAAGGAAACAACCCTCAAGGACTTGGCATTCGGCGCTGGCACTGGATCAGCACTGCACGACTTGGCGATATTTGTCAGCGGCACGTCTGAAATCACGGCAGCCGGTGGATTCTTTATCTCAAGCTACCAAGAAAGCGGCGCAGAAGGCACAGACCCTGTCACGTTCACCTGTGAATTGACTGCCTCTGGCGCGATCACGGTAGCATAATGGCTGGCGTATTTCGTGAGGTTGATATTGAATGGGGCGGGGAAACATACACGTTCACCCCGTCCATGGCGCTTATCCGGTCTATTGAACGGGGCGACGGTGGCGGGCCTGTGTGCATCATGCAATTGATCCATGCGGCACAGTCTGGTTCTCCGCAATTTGGGTTCATGGCTTGGCTTGTGGCCAAGGTCATGACGTATGCCGGTGCCAAGGTTGACGACGGCGATATTTTTGCGGACATGATGGGGGCTAAAAAAGAAGCGTTGGCGCTTTACATCAACTGTATTGACGCCATCAGCCCCGCGCCAAAGGTGGAAAAGGGAAAAAAGCCAAAGCCCCCCGCCGAGTAGCTTTAGGCACCGCGCAGGTTGGGGGCATAAATTGGGACGTTATGTATCTGGCCGCGCGGCAATGGGGTATACAGCCTCGCGAGTTTTGGGATATGACAATGGCGGAATGGTTTTGCGAATATGACTTTCACAACTCAACCCGCGAGGGACGATTCGCGGGCAAGCTAACCGAAAGCGTCGTTGATGAAATGCTTGAACTGTTTGAGGAATAACAATGGCACTGCCTGAAGTCAAAGTAAGAGTTACGGCGGACACTGCGCAGGCGGAAGCCGGTCTAAACCGCGTCGGCAAGGTAGTAGCCACAACGGCGGCAAAGACAGGCGCTGCAACAACCAAGACAGCGGGCATGACGGGCGCAATGGGCAAACTGGGCAGTGTGTCCAACCAAACCCGATCCCGCATTCAGCAGACATCGTTTCAGCTTCAGGATATTATTGTTCAGTTGCAAATGGGAACGCGCGTCAGCACAACTCTATCACAGCAGTTGCCACAGCTTGCCGGTGCGTTTGGCGCGGTTGGTGCCGCTATTGGTGTGGGTGTTGCCCTTGGTATTCCTGCGGTTGCGTTGGCTATGAACGCGCTGCGGACTGAAAGCGTTACCTTAGAAGACAGAATGACGGCGCTTGAGGAGTTGTCCGACTCGCTAACTGCCACGCTTGACATATTAAAAATGAGCGTGTCGGAACTGTCGGACGAATACGCGGGCGCATCAGAACGCGTGCGAGAACTTGCGGCATTGCAGGCAGGCATCCAGATCGCAGCGGCCACGGCAGCTTTTGCTGGTCAGGCTGAAATGCTCAAGGAAGTCTCTACGCAATTTATAACCTCGTCAGAAAGCGGGATGCGGTTTGAAAGCACAATCGGCCGCATCACTGAGGCGTTTGGCACAAGCCGCGACCAGTCCATTGCATTAGAGGCGGCGTTACAGGACTTATACACGGCTGAAGGGTTTGAGGCGCAACAGGTCGCGCTTGAGGGCCTTAGCCGTTTAATGCGCGCATATGGAGTTGATGCCAGCAACTTGCCGCCTGAGTTCTCCAAGGCGCTAGACGAAATGATCAACCTGTCGCGCGAGACAGACGGGGCGCGCGCGGTTGCTGATCAGTTGGTTGAGGTAGTTGCGGAAATCGCGCCCAATCTAGACCCTGCGGTTACGGTTGCAACGATACTGAAGGAAGAACTTGCGGCATCGTTAGCCCTGATTAATGAAGTTAACCAGCAATCATCTTTGACATACAGCGGGCGTGGTGGCGACCCTCGCGGCTTTAACAATGACTTTACAAACGAACAGGGCTACCAGTCACCCGCCGACATTATTGCGGCGGCTCAGGCGTCATCCGGTCGCAGCGCCCGCACAACCCCAAGCGGCGGTGGCGGTCAAGAGCGCGACCCCGCAATTGAAGCCCTGATGGAAAGCCTCAAGACCGAGGATGAAATCCTTGAGGAATGGCGCGCGGCAGGGCTGCAAACACTTGCCGAGGCCAACGCGCAAGAGTTGGCTGCGTTGGGCGGTCATAGTCAGGCTAAGCTACGTCTTGAGGCCGAGTATCAGGAACGGCTCTCAGGACTTCGGCAGGGATACAACGGCGACGGGTTGGCGCAGGCGGGCGTGTTCTTTGGCGACATGGCAAGCGCAATGCAGGGCGGATCTGAAAAGATGTTGCGCATTGCTAAGGTGTTCGGTGCGGCTCAGTCCTTGATCAACAGCTATAAGGCCTACACTGAGGTGCTGGCAGATCCTAGCTTGCCATGGTTTGCGCGTATTCCCGCGGCTGTCGGCGTTCTGTCTGCCGGTCTGGGCATGGTGTCTGCAATCAAAGGCGTGTCACCAGGCGGCGGCGGCGGTGGTGGGGCAGCGGCATCTCCTTCTGCTCCGGCTGGTGTGGCGTCTGGTGGTGGCGGTTCACCTACAAATGTGGCAATATCATTGCAGGGCGGGGATATGTTCAGCCGCGATCAGGTCATTGGACTTATCAACTCAATCAATGAGGCAGTCGAAGATGGCGCAATCGTGAGGCTAGTATGACGGTTATATTCCAAACAGGTTACACGCTTCCAGGTAGCGACGAGCCGTTGACTAATGCAAGAATCGCGCACAGCCTCAACTGGCTTGCGGGCGGCACAGCGACTGCATCAAGCACGGCAACGGGCTTCTTTGCAAACGCACCTCTAAATAGTCTGACATATGAGTTCTGGAAGCCAAGCGCAATTGCTGCAACGTGGGAATATGACCATGGTTCAACTGCCGAGTGTGACTATCTTTGCATCGCCGCGCACACAATGGGGACCAACGGCAACACGTTGCAGGTTCAGTATTGGAACGGCTCAAGCTGGACCGGCTTAATTGCGGCAACGGCAATCACCAACGACAGCCCTATCATGGTAATATTCGAGCCGCAGACACGTCAACGGTGGCGCATATCAATCACCAACGGCACGGCACCAACTGTCGGCGTGATTAAGTTTGGCAAGGCGTTGCAAATGCAGCAAGCGATTTACGCAGGTCATGCTCCGATCGATATGGCGCGGCAGACTATTTTGCGGTCCAACTATTCTGAAACAGGCGAGTTCTTGGGCCGATCAAAGCAGCGCAATTATCTGTCCACCTCGTTTGACTGGCAGCACTTGCGCACGGCATGGATTGAAACGAATTGGCCAACAATGCAAAAAGCGGTTGAGTCTGATCCGTTTTGGATTGCTTGGCGGCCTGT